CGAAACGGCGAGTTTCGCCCGATGCTAAAAGGCAAGCTCAGCGGCCCCTATAAGCCCGAGAACAAACCGGCCGCTGTTGCTGCTCCAAGCAGCATCGACATCGACTTCTGATCAGCGGGGCATAAAGCGTGCAGGATCGGAAACGACTGAGGGGGTTGGGATCCCTTTGACGCGCTTCGTGTAAGTCCTTTAAACCCGCTCGATGAACGCAATGTGCTCTACAGCCTGTTTCAGCAACTTGCCCTGATGCCACAGCTGTCGGGCCATGGCGACAGATAACTGCGATAGCACGTCAATGTTTTCGCAATCCTCGATCTCTCTAATACTGCGCTCGAGGGTCAACTCTTCTTCAAGACTTTGCTCAATGACCATCCACTGCATTGATGGATCGTAAGGCCCGTTTTTCGTAGGCATACGGCTCCTCTGTCTTAAATCGTATGTAATCACCAATAGCGGGAACTAACCAGTTCTGCACTGGCAAACAAGCCTGCCAATTTACGGGTTGAACACAGTTCATCACGACTGTCGTCCAAAACGCGCTGACATAAGTCCAGCTCATCGGTCGACAAAAATGCCCCACCCAGACGCTTCACCCTCGATCAAAAATCGTTGATAGAACGCGGGCCGCGACATCCTCACTAGCTCTCCTGATTTTCGGATGTCATGTCCGCCACGATGCATGTCGGGTCTGCCCATTGGATCCATCGCAATAAATTCGTCTTTGTTATACCCAACAATTACGCTCCAATGACCACATCCGTTGCTGTCACAAACGGCAGGTTTGCCTTCGGTGAAATCTCCGCGATGAAGCCAACCAACCATCAACGGTCTTCCGGCGTCAATCTCAATCTCAATGTCCTCCACTCTTATGTTCTTGCGAAACTCAGCGTCTAAACCAAGAGCCCTCAACGCAGAAACCTGGGCGTGAACTTCAGTCGTATCGCCATGCTTTCTACGAAGTTGACGGTAAGAGCCTTGGCTCTCTACAGCTCGATGAAACGCAGCAACCATTGCAGCCGCTGCATCAAAACATTCTCTGTAGCCGTAACCAGTGTGGCTGTCTAACTGGCTGTAATACGGAACTCCGTAAACCTGCTGGCTACGGCCTGTGGTTTTCCAAGTTTGAAACCACCCCGCATCTTCGTCCAACAGGTTTTGATCTAGAAGCGAGTCTTCTAGTTCTTTAATCGCTGCCATCTGGTGCGGTGTTTCACGAAACCACCTGAAGAAGGGCAGCAGACTCAACGGCACAGCAACGCTCGACAACAAAACTACCGTGATAATGCCGGAGAACATGGTGTGTGCCTAGCTGCAAAACCGGTCAGAAACATTGCGCCGCTACCAAACACGACAATCGAGACGCTAATCACGACAGCTAATACGGATGGCATAAAGCTATTTTTCTACCATTTCGGTCGGGAACAACAAGTTTTTCAAATAGGCGCAGGCCACATCGTCTAGCTCGTTGTCAGTTTGCTCGCTGAGCTTTACCAGACAATCAAGCACTAGCTGTTTTACGGCCTTTGATTTGATGAATCCGAACAGGATTGGCTTTAGTAGTAAAACCATGAGATCACTGTATGTCCAATTACTCTAATTCCTATTGGCGTGTCCCTCAAGTCTCGCCACATCTTGTTCGAGCGTTGATATTCGTTGGAATAGCTCCTGGTCTCTAACCCTCAGATCAGCGTGAAGCACATCCATTCGGTTGGCTAAATTATCGACAGCACTCGTGAGGCGCACCAAGGAATCCCTCCCATGCTGGGTTTCGCGGTTGGCTGTTTTAAAGCTGGAGGCAACAACCCCCGCACTAGCACCCGCCACAGCGGCCCAGATTTCCACCACCATTCGACCCATAGCTTGAGTTCATCATGGCAGAAACACCGCAGGCCAAGTCAGAAGAACAAGAGGATCAGGGTCATTCCTGGCTGGGCGATGTTGTCCGCGTAACCATTTTGCTGTGGTCCATGGGAATACTGACTGCGAACTACTTGGGCATCTTTTCCCAATCTGTCGATCCAACTTTCCCGGCGTCTTTGCTTACGGGTACGGCGGCTTCTTATTCGCCAGCACTCGGCAAACTGGGCAAAAAAAAGAAGGAGGACAGCAGCGTTATCGTTGATAACAGCAAAAACAATGCAGGCATCAAATGACCCGCACACTTTTGGTATTGGGCATCACTTTGTTGGCTGTCCCGGCTCAGGCCCAAATCACCCATCGGCTAGTACAGAGCGCCCAGGTCTCGGTTGATCAGGCTTACAGCTCAGCCAAACGGATCGGTTCTACCTACAGCGCATCAGGAACAAATGTGACACCGAGCGTCACTAGTGGGAGCACTACAACCAGCGGGGCCATCGGCGGTTTGAATCTTGGCAGCCTGACCAGTGGCGTCCCTGCCATGGTTGACACGAATTATGCGGTGACTACCGCCGGTTCGGCTTTCTCTTTTAGTGAGTCAGCGGTAATCGGCGACACGATAAGCGCAGCCACTGCAGTAACTACCACTACTGGCACCGTTGACGACCTTCCGACTTACGGCGAAGTCGTGACTGGCTCAGGGGGTGTGAAATCCACGTTGGCCGCAACAAACCTGAGCAGTGGAATTATGAGTGTGACTGCAGGCGGAGCGGGCACAAGTGCCATCCTCAGTAACTCCATGGAGATTGAGATTGATTAGGGCTTGGCTGCTGGTTTTGTTGTTGCCTAGTTCAGCATTGGCCGCACCAATCGTGCCGCAGTTTACGCAAGGTCAACTCAACTCAAGATCGGAATCCACCACGATCATCAACGAAACAATTACGTCCCACAATTATCGAACTGGTTACAGCTACTCAGCAGCAGGTCATAACGTTGAAACTGTTGGAGATGTTCCCATCTCGCCTGACGCTACCGTCACAAACAATCAGACAGTTGGTGGAGTTAATTTTTCATGGACAAGTCCAAACCTTGAAACTAAACCCCAATGGCAAGTGATCACACCCGGCGCAAGCTGGAGCCTTACCGAATCATTCATGGCACCGGGCTTAGATGCAGTAACTACAATCCAACGCACCATTCAAACCGAAAGCGTAACCGAGTCGCAATCGGTGTTCTCGCAATAATTACTGCACTTGGTGGACCGGTTCAAGCCAACACAACAGTGGCGAATCCATCCAGTACATCAAGCGGTTCAGTGGTTAATAACGCCTATCAAATGATGACTGGACCACATCCTATTTATCGGATGAGCCAAGGTATTCAGTGCCCTGGTCCTACGCTATCGCTAAGCCCATTTGTCACGTCTAGCCGAAACTTTGATCTGCCCCATCAATCAGTAACCAGAACACCTGTCTACTCAACTGCTGATGCAGACGATAACGGTGAACCAGATTCTCCAGGCAAGGTGCTCTACTACTCAGAAATGCCACGGTTTGAAAAGGACCGTAGATCAGTCAACTACGGCATAACAGCAACGTTTTCGATGCCATTAGATGGTGGCCTGACTGCTAGGTGTAAACGTGCCGTAGAAACAAACATTGAGCTGCAAGAGCAATTATTGGCAACAAAGCGGCTGGAGTACGAATTGTTCCGTGCCAAACAGTGCGGGCAGCTAGCTGAATCAAGAATCCAATTCAGGCCCGGTAGTCGATACGCTCAGGTTTGCGAAGACATTGTGGTTTACGTTCCACCCAAAAAAGTGATCCCACATGTCCACTCTATTTCCGCGCCTTCCGCTGATTCTGCTGACGCTCAAAAGTAGACGGGCGATCTTCCTTCTTACGGGTTACGAACTCTTTTAGTTTCGTAATTACTTTTTTGACCACTGGCTTGATGACTCGCAGCAGAAACGGCGTGGTCAATGCAGCGGTAGTGGCAAGCACGGCGATGCTTGCAGTTTGCGTTGCTTGATAAGGAGATGGAACAGCTTTGATCAACTGCTCCGTTACTGGCACGTTTCTGTAAACCTCTTTGCAGACGCCATCCACTAACTCGTAGGACTCAAGAAGCTTACGGCCATTAGGTGACAGTGTGCCAATCTCTGCAGCGTCTGCAACAGGGCAATCAATTTCTGGCTTTTTATCCTCTGGCGGTGGGTTTGGCTTTTGTGGCTTTGTTTCTGCTGGTGGTTCTTCTTGCTCTTGGTTTTGAACAGGTGCTGCTTCGATAATTCTTAGATCTCGTGGATTCCAATCCATCGGGTTATAACTTGGCATTTCGCCTTCAGGGCACGCCGTTCCAACACCATTCGGGTCATCACGCAGCAGTGACGGATTGAGTTGTGCATCCCTATGGACGTTGGCACAACCAGGCACCTGATAAATCGGAGCAGGTGGTAACTCTGCTGTTACCGGTGGAGCGTAAACGTATGGTTCAGGAATTATCCGTGGTTCAATGCTTCGGATCTGTATATCCGGTATGTCAGGCATCTAGTCAGAACGGTGACTTAGGAAGCTCGACTGCTGGACCTGTGCTTGTAGGCAGTTCAGGCATCACGTCATCGATCTTGCCTGGCACCATGTCAGTAACCATCTTGGTTAGCTCAGTCTGCAACTCACTCATGTAGTGCTTTGTGATTGATGGGATGCGGGTGTAAAGCATCACCGATCCAGCAACCATGCCTGCTGACATCAAGAACCCAAGGGCTCCGGCCAAATTAAAGAAGCGTTGCATGATCAAATGTGCAAAGGAAAGCCCCTTCCCTGGTGTGAGGACAGGAAAGAGGCAGTGGATCTCCCTATTTGAGACTAGCTCAGAAGCTGTACTTAGCTCCGACTTTCAGGCCATAGTTTGCATCAACGTTTTCATACTTAGCGAACGAGACTTCGCCGTACATGCCAACGTTGTCTGAAACA